TTCAGTTTCATTTTTTAATGGTAACTGTGTAATAAGTTTAGCTGGTCTTGGATCATGAAATACTGGCATTGAAGTTTTATCTGAACATTTTAAAAAATAAAAACCAGATATGTGATTATCATAATGTATATGACCTTCATGGTGTCCACCACCTTTATCTCCAAATTCTTGTACCCAGAATTCAGTCCAAAATAACTCATAGTTAGTTAAATCATATCCCATATGATCTAAAACATTCCATGAAGTTGAACCAATATATTCTTGAAATTCTTTTAAATCAGGATCTCCTACTAAAGATGTACTGTGATGAGACATAGAAAAATCACCTATTTTTTTACCTAATTCTTTTTCACGATCTTTAATTGCTTTTTTATTATTTTCTTTTGCAGCTTTAATATATTTATCACAAACTTTATCTACATGATCTACCCATTCAGGTATTTCAATAGAATATATTGGTGTACTAAAATAAATTGATGAATTTAATTGATCTGTTTTTGCCATTATCTAAACGGATGTCCAAGGTTCCAAATAACCAATGAATATCTTGTTCCTTTCGTTACTGGTTTAACTCTATGCCAAACATGAGAAGGAAATACTACTATACTTCCACGTGGCGATATTTCTGCACATTTCCTAACTGTTGGTTTATCAGGATCCATATTTCTAAAATCAAATTCTAATTCACCACCTTCATAATCTTCTGGTGCTGACAAAGAACAAGTAACAGAAAGTTTTCTTATTTTACCAAACGTATCTGGATTATCTTTATTTGCATAAGGTGCTTCCCAGCTGTCGCAATGCCAATCATAATGCTGGTTTATTTTATATTTTGTAAATTGACATGACTCACTGAAATCCCACTGGAAGTCCCATCCAGCTAATCTATTTGCTTGATGAATAAAAGGTTGAATTTCTTTATAAATCCATCGGTCATTTAACCAAACTATATTTGAATCTCTTTTCTTTTTTAAATCTTTTATATCTTTATCATCAAGTAGTTTATTTTCATTATTTTTATTAATTTGTACACCTGTTAATGCTAATTGTTCTTGTTGTGATATTCCATATTTAATTAACTCATCACAAAATCTAGGTGTGAGTGCACTTTGAAAATAATAGTAGTAATTCTGTAAGTTCATTTCTAAATACTATATAATAATTTTTATAGGATTTGTAAAGAGTAAAATTAAGGAGATACAGAAACGTTTAAATTTCCAGAAACTGTAAATGTCCCTACTTTGCAACCTCCTGCTGGGGCTGGTAATGTAGTTACTGTATTAGCTCCTGGACTTGCATGAAATGTAGCACTTCCTGGTGCTCTTACTATAACAATACCAGATCCTCCAGAACCTCCACTTATATAAGGGCCACCCATTGCTCCACCACCACCTCCTCCTGTATTTGCAGTACCACTATTACCTGCTGTTGAACAATTTCCTGTACCTCTTGCACCTGGTCCTCCTCCACCTGATCCACCTGTTCCTGCAGTATAAGGTTGACCACTATTAATTTGGGCAGCTCCTCCACCTCCACCTGCATAAGTTACTGGTGAACCTGAAATTGAGTTAGCTGTTCCTGGTCCTCCAGGTCCTGCTGTTCCTGTTGGTGAACTTTGAGCTGTTGTACCTGATCCACCTGCTCCTCCACCTCCTCCTCCACCAAATATACCTGGTGCTACTCCACTATCATAGCCATTTCCTCCAGCATTTCCTTGGGATGGACTTGATGGTGGTGTATTACCTGCTGCTCCTGTTCCAGCACCTCCACCTGATCCTCCGCCACCACTTCCTCCTGCAGCAGATTGATATAAAGCTGCTGGACTAACATTAGCAGCACCTCCACCTCCACCACCTGCTGATGTAATTGTTGAAAATATTGAATCAGATCCAGATGTTCCTCTTAATCCACAAATACCTCCTGCTCCTCCAGCTCCAACTGTAATTGGGTAAGATCCCTCAGCTAAAGTAATTGCTGTTCCACCTGGAAATGAAGTTCTAAAACCACCAGCTCCACCACCCCCCGAAGCTCTATTACCATTTGATCCACCTCCTCCTCCACCTGCTACTACTAAATATTGAAATGCTACTGGTGCAGCAATCACTCTCGGCCACGTTCCTTGTTTCTGTGCACTAAATTGACTTTTTAAATTCCAAACACCACTTGCCTTGTTTAATTCTTTTACTACTACGATTCCCGAACCGCCGGCTCCGCCTGCTCTAAAATTACCAGGAGCTGCTTGTGCAGAAGAAGAACCTCCTCCACCACCTCCAGTGTTAGCAATTCCTGCATAACCTGCTTCTAATAATACTCCTCCATTTCCTCCACCTCCAGTACCTCCTGTTGGTGAACCTGTTCTACCTCCACCCCCACCTCCTCCTGCAAAAATTCCAGGAGCACTAATTCCAGCATTTGGACCATTTGCAATATAAAAAGGTTGTGGAGCTACACCAAAATAAGGTGTTACATCTGTTCCTGATCCTCCATTTCCTCCAACATTTAATGGAGATTCATATGGTTCATTTCCTGTTGCATTTCCTCCAACAGAACCAGATCCACCACCTCCTGCAGCTATAGCTTGTTGAGTTGGAGCAGGACCTGTTATAATTCCTCCAGCGTTTCCTTGAGGAGGACTTGTTGGTGGTGTGTTACCTGTTGCTGCAGTATTACCAGCAGCAAAACCACTTCCAGATCCTCCTGGAGTTCTTGCTACAAAAGTAGCACAAAGATATGTGTAAGGATTCATAGCTCCACCACCTCCTGTAGAAGTTATTTCTATTGGAGTTCCAGGTGCAAAACTTGAAGGAGTTCCTCTAAATCCTGTTCCACAAATATTACCAGCAGCTCCTGCTGCTCCACCTCCGCCTACTACTATACTATATGGGGAAGATCCACATACAGAACGACAAATTATTCTTAATCCACCTGCTCCAGCCCCTGCTCCACTTACTCCAGACGTATTACTTCCTGCTCCACCTCCTCCACCAGCTACAACCATTACAGTTGCTATTCTAGTTCCAGATTGTGTTGTAACTGTTGTTGATCCTGATGTAGCAGATGTGACAGTACACTTTCCAAACGATGTTGGATTGATTACTCCTACTATACCGCCATTGGGTGATCCCATAAGTCACTACTCCTGTTTAAAAATCTTTTAACTTAATTGCCTGTAGCAATCCAAGATGAAGTGTCAGGTGACCAAGCGAATGTATTTTGTTGATCGTCTTTACCAGTCCATCTTTGTCCAGCTTCATCCCAAGAAATAAAGTATCTTACGTTATCTCCATAAGTTGTAACTGTTGGATATGCAACTGGGGCTTGCCAGTCGTCATTAGAGTTTAGCGACCAAGATGCGAATGGTTGTGGTGATATAAATTTATTTTTTGTGGAATCAAACGTGAAACCAATTCCAGCGTATTGTTTTCTGAAATTATTATTATAAGAAGTTTGAACCCATCTGTTTCCTGTTGTGAAAGGAACGATTTTTTTAACCGCTTCCTCCGCTCCAGCAGATTGATCACCGCCATTTGCGTTTACGTCATTGTTATCAATAACAACAACTCTTAGTACTAAACCATAATTATTTACTTCTGCAAAATGTGCCATATTTTTAACTCCTAAATGTTATTATAATACAATTTTTTATAAAATGAAAGGTCATATTTATTAAGTCCATTGGTTGTTTTTCTTGTAATTGTATTGTTCACTTAATGACCAGACTCCTGATGCAACTGTTTTTGTTAATTCTTTAATTAAAACTATTCCTGATCCACCAGCAGACGATGCTCTATATGAACCACATGAAAAACCACTTCTAAATCCTCCACCACCTCCACCTCTATTTGCTGTAGCTGGTCCAGCTGCAGTATTTAAACTTGCTCCTGGAGCTCCTCCATCTGTTCCGCTTGATACATTAGGTGTATTACTTCCTGATGCTCCGCCCCCTGCATAATTTACTGGTGATCCAGATAACGTAGAGTTTAAACCATTTCCACCTGCTCCACCTACACTACAAGTTCCAGGAGAGCCATTTCCACCTGCTCCAGCTCCACCACCATTTCCAGTTCCACCTGTATAAACTCCATCTATATGATCAGCTCCAACAGCATAAGCTGTTGGAGTAGCACCGTTTCCACCTAATGCTGTTTGTGAAAAACCTGTGGAAGCAATTCCATTTCCACCAGCGGCTCCAAATGCTCCAGCTGGTGTACTATCAGAAGCAGTTCCACCTCCTCCTACTACTATTGGATAAGCAGTTCCTGTAGAAATACTTAAACTACAATTTTTATATATACCTCCTCCAGATCCACCTCCTCCAGTATATGTATTTGATCTTCCTCCTCCACCTCCAGCAACCATAAATGCTTGTACCAATTTAGCTTGTGGTCCTGATGTATATGTTCCTGATGATGTAAATGTAAATGTTGAAGTAGTAGATGCTACTGATACGATTGGATCGTTAACTGGACCAATAATTCCGCCATTAGACATAGCTTGAATCTCCCGGTTAACTTATATCTTCGTAACTAATAATGCATTCTAAATCAGAGTTAGCGCTTGCGCCTCCAATGATAGATTGATTTTCCATTAGATAGAAAGATGAGTTCTTGTCGACTAAATTTAATGTTGCATCTGCTGGTACAGAAATAGTTGCAGCAAGTGCAATAGAAGTTCCCGTTCCGCCGGCATTTGTATTCCAATCAATAGTTACATCTGCAGCGTTTGTTCCGTCTACGTTTGCAACCATGATAGATTCTATTTTAAAAACTTTTCCTGATGCTGCTGCGTTAGCAAGTAATACTGTTGTAAGAGTTGTAGTTAATGCAATACCTGTGGTATTACCGAATATCGAGTTTACTGATACTATATTTGGATTTGCCATATTTTATCTCCTTGTTAATTATTATCC